GAGTGCCGCGATAAACGACGCGGCAGAAGGGTCAATGATCGTCATCACGCCGCGCTGCTGGTCTTCTGGCAGGCTCTCGCTGACAAACCGCTCCATGTCGCGCACATAGTCCTCGTCGGTCTTTTGCACCTGCGTGTCGCGTCCTGAGTAGCGATATTCCCGGAAAATATGCCAAACGCCCTCGCTTTTGCCCCATAGCAGAGCAGCGAAGGCGTTTTGTGTGCCGTAGTCGATGGAAATAAAAACATCACGCCAACGCGGCGGCGTGAACGGCGTTTCGAGTGCTGAGGAATAGCCGGGGTAGATCATGCCCTCGGCTTGCGCCCAGCGCCCTAATATGTATCGGTCATAGTAGACAGTGCCCTCGAAATCCTTTTTCATGCGCTCTTTTACGCGCTTGTCAAGAAAAGGGTTGTCGTCAATCGTGTATTGCTGTATATACCAGTCAGTGCCAGCTCTGTCGAGCCGCTGCTTGAACCAGTGATTCGGGCCTTCCGGGTTGCACGTCCCATCGAAAAGGCTGTACGGCTTGTCTAAACGCGATTGAAGCATCGCGAAGACGGATTCCGACCATGTAACGACCTCGTCGCCGTAACAATATTTGACGCTTTGTCCGCGCAAGCGGTCTACGTGCTTTGCGTTATCCGCACCCAGGCAATAGACACGCTGACCGAACAGAACCGCCGTGTTGTCGCTTTTGATGTCGGAGATCATATCCGTTCCCCATATCTCCTGCATGGGGTCAATGATATTCCGCTGTATCGTTCCGCGCGTGTTTCCGAGGATGACGTTAAGCCCTGGTTTCCCTTCACCCTCGATCAGGCGCTTCGGCAGGATGAAATAATCGCCGTATGTCTTGCCTGAGCGCGTCGCGCCGATTTTGATGTTCCATGTGGCGGTTGCTTCGCGCCTGTATTCGCGCTGCTTTTTACTGAGCATTTGGCGCTCCTGATTCTGCGTCGAGCCGCTTCATAATCTCCTGCACACGGTCAAGCTGCTTCTCCGCGTCGCTCTTGCTGTTTGCAAGCTCCGCCGCGAACTTCGCCGCGGCAACGTCGCCCTTTAACCCGCGCTGATACATCGCAACCATCAACGCCATGCCGTAGGTTTTATCTTCTTCCTTAACGCCGAACATCCCGCCCATCGTCGCTTTGATGTTTTCATCCTTGACGGCTGCATCGAGAATAAAGCTCATGCATTCGGCAAGTGTCTTTTTCTCCCGCTGCTTTTTCGTGCCGTTCTTTCCGCTCCTGCTTGCGTCAATCGTCGTCGAATCGTCGCCGTTCCCGAATCGTTTACCGCGTTTTAGATTTGCAAGGCTATTCGGATGCACCCCACGCGGCATTCCGATTCCTCCTTATCAAGCGTTAGAACGGCAGATCGCCAGTCCACGCTTTTTCAGCCTTTGAGCGTTTCACCCTGCGTCTGCTTGCCGCCGTGGACGATCTTAGCTTGTTTATACTTGCGAACTTTCCTGAACCGCTTGCCATGCTGCATCCCTCCTGATGTAATAGTTTTGTGGTACGTCGTGATTGATCGTGCCGTACAGCCTCGTTTGCTTGTCCATGATATCGGCGTTGAATCGGTACAGCTCTTCTCCTTCCTCGATGACGATTTGCTCAATCGAGTTTGACGAACGCATGTTTGCACTCCCGTGAATCGTGAAGAAATGCCCCGGAAACGTTTCAACGGTGATAATTTTACAATGATAGTTTGAGAAGGCGACTTGCGTTTTGTCGCCAACGTCAAGCTCCTTGTACAGATACGGGATAAGGCGTTCTTTCTCGTGTGAGTAGAAGTAGCCGGAAAGCAGGATGGTTAGTTGCTCCAAGTCCGTCCACTCGATGATGTTTCTCAAACTGTCGATGTTGTCCTGCGACATGCCCAGCGAACAAATATATATCTTCTTCGGGCTGATGTGCTTTTTCATCACCAGCGCTTCCAGAAGATCGCCGAAGATGAAATCACCAGACACCCACGCGAATGTTCTTGCGCCTTCCGTCAGGTCGATTTTCTCCGCCAGCTTTTCAGCGTTCCGATAGACGACCTTGTGCGAAACGTTTTTCACGTTCATCTTCGGGCGCATGATTCGCGTTTTGAATCCGCCCTCGTCTTCACTTTCCTCTCCGAGCGTCAAGTCGAAATCGCCGAGATCGAAGTCGAGTTCAAAATCTATGGCATTATCGAATGATAGCCCGAAGTCGTTCTTATCCATTCGCTTTTCTCCACTTCTCGTTTATAATCTTTGGACAACATGCGTTCCAGTACACATGATGATGACAGCGCTTCGCGGTTACGCCCATCGTGGCGACTTTTACGCACGACGGTGCGTACATCACCGAATAGAAGGTTTTAACATACGTTCCGCCGTCAAGGTAATTGCCAGACATGCCGCCTTTAGCTTTCTGTGTCTGTTCCTGATTTAGCATTACTCTAAGCGTCGTAAAGAAAAGTTCTCCACGCTGTCCGCCTGTAACGTAGGTGTTCACGTCCTCGTTGATTCTTCCAACAAAATTTGACGGATTATCCGTCCGAAAGATAAAGCTATTCATAGCCTTTCGCAGAAGCTGCTCTTTCCATCGCGGATCCTTCACCCCTCCGAGCAAGTCCCCCCCTTGCGCCATTGCAACACTCTTTGCGTTTGACACATCGAGGAAGGTTATCATAGCTTCAAAGACTTTTTCGATTTGCTTAATCTTTGTATGCTTTAGCTTTTTCCCTGTTTCCGCAAGGTACTCAAAGTTGTTATAGTCGTCGTCCAGCTCAATAAAATACCTCAGCCCCAATTTCCGAGCTATCGCAAACGCTTCATTACGTGCAAAGATGATGCAGCGCCGTTCCTTGGATGTATCGCCGACATCCGTAATTCTCGCGCGTTCCTCTTTGCAGAATTGAATCACTCGCTCGCCATATATGCGCCGGTATTCATCTTCTTGGTCGTCTTCATCATCTATCACAATGTACCACTTGCCGGTATATCCCGCCTTTTGTAACGATTTCACAGTCTTCACATTGTTCGCACGTCCATGCGTCAATATCAAAACACCGAAATCATCACGCACCGGAATCTTCCTCCCTCAGCCGCTCAATCGTTTCGCTCATTTCTGCGTATCCGTTGGCGATTGCATTCTCAAGGTCAATGATGACCAGCGCCGACCGCTCCATCAGCCGTTGACACTCAGGACTAGCCGCTGCATAGAACTCGGCAATCTTCGTATAGTCAAATACGACGTGCCTGTACGCCGCAGTTTTGAGGAATTTCTTCTCTTCATCGCTTATACTCGAACCTTCGATTTCTTCAATTAGCGCTTTGCACTTGCCGTCATTGAACAGCGCTGTGATGGGTGGTTCTTCGCCTTTGATCTCATACTGAGGAATATTAACCTTTGACGTGTATTTTTCTTCTCCGTCTTTCTCTTCGTTCATGTCTTCGAAGCCAAATCGCGTCATATCCATGAAGATACCGCCCAGCTCTTCCGCGAGCAGCCCAGCGTCCCACTCCGCAAGCTCGCTCGTCTTGTTGTCCGCCAGTCTGTACGCCTTGACCTGCTCTTCGGTCAGGTTGTCCGCGTATACAACAGGAACTTCCTTGTATTTCAGCTTTTTCGCGGCTTTGTACCGGGTATGCCCGGCAATGATAACTCCGTCCTTATCAACGACAATGGGCTGCTGCCAGCCGAACTCTTTAATTGACGCGGCGACAGCATCAACCGCGCTATCGTTCCTGCGCGGGTTCTTCTCGTATGGCCGGATTTCCGACAACTTGACGCGTTTGATCTCCATGATTACCTCCCATTTGGCTTTTCATGCCAATGAATCAGCTTGTATAACCAACTATGTGAATTTTCCCATTCCAGCGTTTCGAGCATCTTGTCAAGTGACGATTTCGACGGCGGAGATGGAAAAATATTTGTGCAACACATCGCCGACAGCATTTGCTCATCGTGCGTGATCGGAATTGGCTGCATAAAGCAGTTCGGGAATGAGGCAACCTGCTGGCTCTGCTGAATCCGATCTTCCAGAAATTCAATCTCTCTTTGCAGTCTTCGGATGTTTTCTTGCCGAAGTTCTTCATAGCGTTCCTCGGCTGTCTTTTGAGTTTGCTGTTTCTCCATGCCGCAAACCCTCTCTGCACATCTTCCTGAATCAGCATAAGCAACGCCGCTCCCTCTCTGCGTCCCTGTCTGCGTTGCGTCCCGATCTGCGCCGGAGGTAAAGCGCAAATCACCCCAAAACAAAAGCCGTGACATTCGCCGCGGCTTTGTTGCTGATTATAGCCCAGCGTCCTGCGCTTTGCGCTCTTCGTTGATTTTAATGTTATCACACGGTCGCACTCTATGTGTAGCTCCGACCGCTCTACAAGTCTACTGCAAGTCGCCTATAATCTCCCTCTTGTATGCCCATCCCGTGCTTTCGGCCAGCCCTTGTCGAGCCGTCGCCTCAGTGACGGACAATCCCTCGATAAAATACGCCTTGCAAAACTCTCGCACTCGGCTGACCTTCTCAAGCGTTTCGATTTGCAGCACAATTTTGTCGATCACCTCAAGCGCCGCGGAAATTGCCGTAAGATAGGCCATGCTTGCGGCTTGCAGCGCCTCGAAAGTCTTGTCACGCCGTATGACATAGGCTTCAAGCCCTGCACCGCTGGACGAGCCGGACGGCATGCCCGTGAGCTTTTGTGCCGTCAGATAGGCGGCTTTTTCCTCCTCGTAGGCTTCCACCGTCCTCACATACGCCTTGCACTTTTTCCGCGTGTCAAGCAGCGTGCGCTTGTCCGCTTCTGTCAACTGCATCATTAACCTCCTTTTTGCGCCTTTCGCTGAAACTCCAACCAGTGCTCGTGACTGCGCTTTTTGCTCGTTCCCTCCAGGCAAGCCGTGTAGCGGTTTTCCAGCGCTCGCTTCCGTTCGCCCGCATACGCCTTGTATCTCTCGCATCCCGCGTGGCAGCCGACCTCGCGGCTCACGCAGTCGCGGCATGGCGCGTCATTCATGGTTATCACCTGCCCACGGCGTTTCCCGCCTTTCCGCTTCCGTCGGCTTGCGCAGCCAGCAGCGCCAGAAATCGTTATAAGACGCATTCTTCCGATAAAATTCATCTCCGCAACGATCTACTAGCTTTGTGAAATCGGGCTCACATCGTCCCCATCCCAGAATAACTACTTGTGCTCTCGTCCTTAGGCGGTCGTCGTACCACATGACCTCGCTTTTTGCAACCTCTTCCAGCGTCAGCACGCGATTCTTCGGCTCGGCGCGGCGCG